GTTCGGCTTGCTGGGTCCCCTTACCGGGCGGAGTCCACGTGCATGGACTCCTCGCTGGTGGGGGTAGTTGGTCTGTTGAATCGCGTGGAGTTGGTGAGCTCACGCGCGATGGGCCGCAAAAAAGAACTCCAGGCTCCTAAGGAGGAGCGTGGCCGGCTACTTGTCCCTGAAGGCAGGAAGAAACAATTCTATGACGTTCTGTCACAATTTGTCTCCGCCTGTGGACTCGAGCCGAACAGGCGTTCACAAGAACGCCTGGATTCGCGGCAGATGAGCGGGTCTCCTCACTCGGGTAAGTTTGCCCTTGAGTTTGAAAAGGTTGACCGCGCTCGTTTGTCTGGGCTGTTCGTGCTGATAGGAATCGTTGAAACGCTTTGCGACTACGATTCGGGCTTCGCTCAGAGGCATAGCACGGAGTCAGTCCTGTCGTTTGTACGCCCCCTCGAAGGGATGGATCACGCGCTCGCCATAAAGCGGCTGAAGTACGTGACGGCGTACTGGACTGCGAGGATTTTAAAGAACGAGCTGCCCGTCCCGGACGATCCGTCCTGGGATCCGTGGCAGTTCAAAGGTTCCGTCCGCCAATACCTCAAACGCCTTGTCTGCGCCAGGGGACACTCCGTCCATCCTAGCGCCAAGCGTGTTCAGACGGTATACTCTCTCCTGCAGGCAAAGAGAGCCTGCGATCCCGTGCCGGAGTCGTTCGTTAAGGATGCATTCAAAAAGCATCGCCTCATGATGTCGAAAGACGAGGGACGAATCGATGACGACCTCCGGGGGGAGATTGAGTGGCGGACCGACGAGATTCTGTCGACGTGGAAGCCTTTCCGCGATCGGTTATGTGAACCGAGCCACTCCGCCTGCTTTGAGAAGGGGCGGGGTGACGGGGGGCAGCATGCCGCGATAATGACGGAACTCACGGGGTACAACCCAATGCTCGTTGGCCAGTCTGAACTGCTGGCAATGATCGAGGTTGCGCCAGGAATCGTGCAAGACCGCCGAGGATGGGCGGTCCCTCGCAGGTGCGAAGTAGTGCGTATGGCTTACGCTAATGAATGCGTCAAGGGCCAGATGGCGTGCAAGGTGGAAAGTGTCCTGGAGCCTCTTAAGGTCAGGACTATCACCAAAGGTCGCGCGCTCGCCTACTACGCTGTGCATGGTCTCCAGAAGTGGATGCACGGGAATCTCCGATCGACGGAACAGTTCCGATTGATCGGGGAGACGATCACTGAGGCTCCCATTAAGCAGCTTATGTCTCGCCGCTTACCTGGGGAGTTGTTCGTCTCCGGTGACTACTCCGCTGCCACCGATCACCTTAAGATTGGGGTGACGAAGGCAATCTTCGAGCGAATCTTGCTCAAGATGATGTTGGAGTCTCCGGATCCTGATACTGACGTAAAGGTCGCCTACCTGGCTCGCAAAGTGCTCTACGAGCATCGGATCGTGTATCCGAAGTATAGCGGGCTGGAGGACGTCAGACAGATGAACGGGCAGCTTATGGGTTCTCCTTTAAGCTTCCCGATACTCTGCATTGCAAACGCACTCTGCTACTGGATTTCGCAGAAGCCCGAGGCAAGGTTTCAGGATCTGCCCTGCCTCGTAAACGGTGATGATGTTGCGTTCTCGGCTACTCCGGAGAAGTACGCGCGCTGGGAGGAACTCCTTCCCCGCTTCGGCTTTGTCAAGTCGATCGGGAAGAACTACCTACATGAGCGGTACGTAATGATCAATTCGGAGTTGTTCGACGCGTCCTACGCACAGAGCGGAAGGTGCCACTTACCGTACTTTTGCTCGGGCCTGCTGTTAGGCCGGAGTAAAGTCCAGAAAAGCGGACCCTCTGAGCGTGACGACGGCGCCGAGCCCGCCCCGCCAATCATAGCAAGTTTGGAGCTATGTCTGCGGGGAGCCCACGACCCGACCAGAACCCTCTCCCGGTATATGTATTACCACCAGGCTGAGGTTCGCGAGATCACGAGAGGGAAGATGAATCTTTTCCTCCCGATCACTCGCGGCGGTTTTGGTTTGCGGGCGTACGGAGCTGAGGTTTGGAGACGGTCGAAGGGAAAGTTCGTACCGGCTGAAAGGGCGGTGAGTTTGTGGCAGCGTAAGTACGCCGCGCGTCTTGCACAAGAGCGCGTGCTGAAGACGGGTCGCTACACTCGAGAAGCCGACGAGCCGGGGGCGTGGAAAGATTGTATCCGCGTCCGCGACGACGACCTTCAGATTGAGCCCGAGGAGCGGCCGGAGGAGGAACAACCAGAGATTGGGTTCCTCCCCGGGCTTTCTCGTTCCGCTCACGAGCGTTTCCAAAGGCACTTGCATCGTCGCTCAAAGGCCTATGCGCATGAGTTGCGTCCGAACGGACCGCCGGGCTGGCGGGTCCTCGACAGCAACGGCCTAACGAAGTGGAGATTTTCGCCACCTGACGTGAGGCCCTATGCACCCCTGAACGACAGCGAATTGGCAGGTGAATTGCCGTACAGGTTTGCGGCACACCCGCCGGTCACTCGGAGAAGCGGTTAACGTACTCCGGATGCGACAGCCAGTTCAAGGTCCTGGGATGACCGAAAACTCAGCCTGTGGGTTCGGGGAGCGGCCGCTCTGTTGAGCGGCTAGCCCAAAACGGTGGTGGGCCAAATGCCTATCTTAATAGTTCCGTGCTAACTGCGGGTAATGAAGCCTTCGGGTGGAATCCCTCAGGGAATGCCGACAGACTGCACGGGCCTAAGCTCTCCGGATGTACAGTCGCCGGAGGAACCCACCTCATGCTTAGACGGGGCTCCATGATTTCTAAGCAAAGAAAGGCGAAGAAGGCGCCGAAAGGTACTCCTTCTCGGAAGCCTGAGCGTAAGTATCCTCAGGCTCGGTCTGCTCCGAAAAGCAGACCCGCCCCGGGGGCGATGATGGCCGCCCGGATGCCTCGCGTCCGCGAGCCGATGCAGTTCGCTTCATCTGCGACTACGGCCCGTATCCGAGGGACGGACTACCTCGTCGCGGTAGAGTCAGGCTCCTCAGGCTGTTCTGCTGGGGATATCCTGGTCTCGCAAGCGATTGGAGCTCGTTCTCTCGGGCCACGCCTGGCGACCATGTCCACGCTTTTTGAGCGCTACAAGTTTCGTACGCTCAAAGTGCGCTACGTCCCGGCCTGCCCGTCGACCACTGCTGGTCAACTCCTGGGTTACTGCGACAGTGATGTTGCGGATGACCCGGCTCCTACCGGCGGTGGCGCGGCGGCGGTGCAGCGGGGAATGGCGCACCTCGGGGCTCGGCCTACCAATGTTTGGTCGCAGTCCGTGTTCGAGTTGCGTGACGTGGATCCGCTTACGAGTCTCTACACAGGGCCCGAGTCGGACAATCACTGGACCTATCAGGGTCGGTTCATCCTGTTGGCCGCGACTTCGATCGCGGCCGACACCACGCTGGGGGGGATCTACATCGATTATGATATCGAGTTCTTCATCCCTCAGCTGGCTCCGGAGGCCGGATACATGGCCCAATTCGGAGCTTGGACTCCTTCTATTACTGCGCCCTTAGGGACTTCGCAGTTGAGGGAGGCGTGGTCGAACCTGCCCTTCAAGATCAACGTGGCCGGTGATGCCATCCAGTTGACGGCTGGCTACCACACTCTCAACTACTACATGAATGGGACGGGCATGACTGCCGGTTCCGATCATAAGCCGCTGAGGGTGACTTCTGGTGCGGAGACCAAGGATGGCTCCTCCGAGACGAGTGCCGGAGGCCTTGACGTGAGGGGTTGGATAACCTTCCTCGTAACGGCTGCGGGGTGGGTGACCTTTAGCGCGGCGGGTCGAGCGACAACGATTGGCTCGTCCGCCTTCGTGCTTTCAAAGGGTCCACTCCCCTCCAAGATACCTGCGGCAACAGCCGAGGTCAAGGAGTTGGTGGCCCGGGAGGTCAAGGCGGCGAGGATGGCCGCATCACCCCTTGGACTCACCGAAACCGCCGCTTCCATTGCGGCAACCCCGGCGCCGGCCCCGCGTCGCGGGGCGGGCGAGGAGAAGGACTATTTTCTCGTCCGCCGTTAATGAATCCCAGCGATGTTTGCTGGATGACTGGCTGTCGTGTTTTCTTCAACAGACAGTGGTAGGACTCTACTCCATATGGTCGGAGTAACCATTCCGGAGTCCTTGGTTGACCCGCCTTGCTGATTCGAACAGTTCAGCAGGCGTCCCCAACCGGAAACGGTTCGCAACCTCTCAGGCACTAGCCGAGGAATTTGACCTCTCGACTAGGACACTAGCAAGGATTGTAAACCTTTGACGCTTAACCTAGAAACTTCGCACTGGCGACCCGCGTACCCGTGAGTGAGTACGCCGGCACGAGTGGATTTTGTGACCGGGTTATGTTGAGAAGGCAGAGCAGGGCTAGTATCCGACATCGATGTTATCGGAATCTGCTAGGAGATCTGCGTGGAATCGTACAAGAAGTTCAGAACTTCAGGGGCGACCTGTCACCTTGGGTGATACGCTGTGATGGATGTTTATCCGCAGGCGTAACTAACAGGCGATAGGTGAGGCGGTGAAACCTCCGCGG